TTATTATATGCTTGCCTAGTTGAGGCTTATGGATTTTTGAAGGGTCCAAATGATATGTTGCAATATTATGAAAATAGATATAAGCAAGCTATCGAAGGATTCTCATTAGAACAAATGGGAAGAAGACGAACTGATGAGTTTCTAGATGGAGAACCTCGTATAGCTCGAAAACCACAATAAGGAGAAAAAAATATGGCTATTACACAAGCGTTACCAAATAGTTTTAAAAAACAACTATTAGATGGTGATCAAGATTTTACAACACCAGCGGGAACTGGAGATAGATTTAAATTAGCTCTTTATGTATCAACTGCAACATTAGGTGCAGCAACGACTTCTTACACAACAGGTGGTGAAGTAAGTTCTTCTGGAACAGGTTACACAACAGGTGGAAAAGCATTAGTAAATTCTGGAACGTCTCTCGTATCAACAGTTGCTTTTACAGATTTTGCTGATCTATCTTTTCAGAGTGTTACTCTAACTGCTCGAGGTTGTTTGATATATAATACTTCATTTTCTAATTCTGCAGTTGCAGTATTAAATTTTGGAGCAGATAAGACAGCTACTTCAGGAACATTTACTATTCAATTCCCAGCATTTACAAGTTCAGCAGCTATTATCAGGATCTCTTAATAGGAGTTTTCTTACATGGCTAATTCAGCTTGGGGAGAATTAGGTTGGAGTGCCGGTTCATTCGGTGGAGAAAATGATGCTGTTGTTTCAATAACAGGTCAATCATTAACCTCTGCTTTAAATTCAGTAACATTTACTATTGATGGTACAGTTAATTTAACTGGAGAACAATTAAGTTCTTCTTTAAATTCTGTTTCTCTTACAATCGATGGAAGTGTAGCTCTTACAACTAATTTAGCAAATTTAACTTTAAATAGTGTTAGCGCATTTGAAACTATTTTCGTATCAGTAACAGCTCCAGGAACACCTACAACATGGGGCGCAAGCAGCTGGGGCAGCGGTGCTTGGGGCGAAAGTATTGGTCTTAGTTTATCTCAAGGGACTGCTACAGTTGATTTAATAACTCCTGTAAATGTAACAGGACAATTATTAAGTACATCTTTAAATTCTGTATCTTTCTCTATAGATGGATCTGTAGCACTTACTGGTCAATCGTTAACATTATCTCTTGGAGATGAAACTGTAACTGGAACAGCTAGTGTTTCTTTAACAGGGGAGTTATTAACATTAGCACTTGGTGAAGTAGATCCAGGTCCTGATGCCAATGTAACTGGTCAACAGTTAACTACTACATTAAATAGTGTATCTATTGATATAGCAGTTTCAGCAGCTATAACAGGTCAAACATTAACATTAAGTCTTGGGGATGAAACAGTTGAATTAAATACCCCTGTAAATGTGACAGGTATAAATTTAACAACAGCTTTAAATTCAGTTACAATTAGTACAAATACACCTGTAAATTTAACAGGAAACAACTTGACAGGAACAACTGGTCAGTTATATGTGGGTGCTTGGGCTCCTGTAAACACTGGACAATCTATAGTATGGACAGAAGTAGCAGCATAAATATAGGGGTTGTATTAATTGACAAAAACTGATAAATATTTTAATAAGAGTAAAAACAAAGGAATTTAAAATATGGCTTCTACATATACTACAGATCTAGCAATACAATTAATGGCAACTGGCGAAAACGCTGGTACATGGGGTCAAATTACAAATACAAATTTAGTAGTTATTCAGCAAGCAATTGCGGGCTATGAATCAATATCTATTGCAGGTGGAGCTCAAACAACTGCTTTAGTAATGACTCAGAATGCATTAGCAAATGCAAGAAACGCTGTTCTTAAATTAACAGGAACAATCACAGGAAATCAAATTGTAACAGTTCCAAATGGAATTGAGAAAACATGGATAGTATCTAACGGAACTGTAGGTGTATTTACAGTTAATTTTAAATATGCATCAACGGGTACCGGTCAAACTTGGTCGACAACTGATAAAGGAATTAAAATTTTATATTCTGATGGAACTGATATTCAAGTTGTAGATTTATCTACATTATCTGGAACAGTTGCAACAGCTCAAATTGCAAACCTTGCAGTTACAACAGCTAAACTAGATACAGCTGCTGTTACAGCAGTTAAAATTACTCAATCAACAATTACGCAAGCTAAACTTGCATCTAACTCTGTTGGAACAGCACAACTTCAAACAAATGCTGTCACAGCTGTTAAAATTACACAATCTACAATTACACAAGCTAAACTTGCAGCTAACTCTGTTGGATCAAATCAATTAATTTCAACTGGTGTTACCGCAGGATCTTACACAGCTTCTTCAATCACAGTTGATGCTGATGGTAGAATTACTGCTGCATCTTCTGGAGCAGGTGGTGGTGGAGGATTTGTTATTAAAGTCGCTAAAGCTGGACCGGCTTCAGGAACTTACACAGCAAATCCTGTAGCTTCAGTTACATCAGCATATATGAGTTCTGGTACCGGTGGGTCAGGGGGAAGTTCTTACCCAGGTGCTGGCGGAGGATCAGGCGGAACTGGTAAATTTGGATATTATTTCGGAGCATCTACTGGAGGAACAGGTTATCCTTATGTTGTAGGTACAAATGGAAACGCTGGAGCTAGTCCAGATAATGGAGGTACTCCTGGTAATGCAGGTAATTCAACAAACTTAAGTCTTTTTGGTACAATTACTGGTGGTAATGGTGGTAACGGAGCTAGAAGATCACCTCCTTTTCCTGGAGGCAACCCAGGTAACCCTGGAACGTTAGCACCAGGTGTTAGTTTAGATTTAACTGGAGCTGAATTTAATGCTGGATTTGGTGGAAGTGGTGGATTTATAGTAATTTACGATAACGCTGGTAAATAAAATATGGCAAGATATCTCTCTTATAGAATAGATGGAAATAATTCGTGGGTATGTAAACTTCATCCATCTGATGAAAGTAAATCATTTTGGCAAAATGCTGACCAGAGTTTAAGTTTTTTACAAATTAACGAAGAACAATTTACTAAATTTAAATATAATTATACATATACTTTAGATAATGGGAATTTAACATTTGTAGAAATACCAGTAAATGACCCACCTAAATCTTTTGATAAAAATACAATACAACTTTTATTAAATAAACATATTAAAGCATTGGAATATTTTATACAAAATAATGTTAATCCTTATTATACCAAAAGTGATGTAGATTATTTAAAAAACATTAATATTGAGGGATTAGAATACCCTATTTTAGTACCACAACAAAGTTGGGTAGCAGCTCTAGAATCAAAATTACCAATAAAAATTGACACAGCATCAGAAATAAATTAAAGTAAAGTTTTAGAAATAAATTAAAGTTAAGAAAGTTAAATATGTTTGAAAATATAATTGAGTTTTCTTCTCAAGAAGATTATGTCAATTTAAAAGAAGATTACCCTATACCAACAAAATTAAATATACCTGATTGGTTTAAACAATTAAATCATTCAATGCAAAATAAAACAGTTAAAGGTTGTGTGCCTTTTTTAGATGCCTTAACTTCTGGTTATATTTTAAAAATGCCTCAAGATTTTGCTTTAAAACATAATTTTCCAAATGATTCCGGTAAACTTGATATGTTTCAAGCCCCGGCCTTAAGACCAGAAGCATCCGTTGCATTTGCCAAAAGTTTAAATATGAATACCGATAGCATACAATCTCATCCAGTAGCTCAACTTGGAAATTGTCCTTATAACTCTCAAAATAAAAATTTACCTTATCACAAAATATTAAACCCTTGGAAAATAAAAACACCTAAAGGTTATTCTTGTTTATTTATACCGATTTTAAATAACGGAGATGATAGATTTTTTCCTATGTCTGGAATAGTTGATACGGATGTATTTCCAACTGAAATAAATTTTCCAATAGTTATTAATGGTGATAAGTATCCAGAACTTGACACAATAATAAAAAAAGGTACACCTTATGTCCAGATAATACCCTTTAAAAGGGATGCATGGAAAATGAAAGTAAGAGGGACAAAAACTTCTGAATTATTTACAAGAAGAATGGGATATGCTTTAAAGGTACTTTATAATTACAAATTAAGATATTGGAATAAAAAAATATGGAAATAAAAAATTTTGTTAAAATATTTGATAACGTTTTTTCAGCTGGTGTTGTTTCTGCATTAATAAGATATTGTAATACTATTAAATTTAATGACGCAGCAATACTTCTTGAAGAAGGTAATATAGTAGACAAAAAAACTAGAGATACTCAAAACATTTCTTTAAATCAATTTCATAAATCATTAACAAATGTTCATTATGCTAATTTAATAGGGAAGACATTAACAGACTTATTAAAAATTTATGGTCAAGAATATTTAGATTTTTATTTAGATGGTATAAATGATATACAAGTATTAAAATATTCTGAAGGTGGTTTTTATACTTGGCATACCGACCATGCTGGAATAAAAATACCTAGAACAATGAGTATTGTAACTTTTTTAAATAATGACTATGAAGGCGGAGAACTTGCTTTTAGAAATCCAGATGGAACAGGGGAGTATAAAGTTGAACCTAAAGTAGGAAGAGTTGTGGTTTTTCCAAGTAATTTTATGTATCCACATACAGTAATTCCAGTAAGAAAAGGAACTAGATACACGGTGGTGGCATGGGCAATATGATAGGAAAAAATTTTAAATATAAAAAAATAAATAATTTTATAAGTCAAAATGAAATTGATTTAATTAAAAATTACACCATTTTTAAACATAGAAAAAACATTACTAATTTTGATTTTATTCAAAATAATGTTGGTGATACTTTTTTTCATGGAGATCCATTAACGGATTCTTTATTACTTTCGAAATTAAAACTAATGGAAGAAACTTGTGGAAAACAATTATTTCCAACTTATTCATTTTGGAGAATGTATACAATGTTTTCAGATTTAAAAAAACATACGGACAGAGCCGCATGTGAAATTAGTGTTACAGTAATGATTGGTTCTGATGGTACTGAATGGCCTATATACATAGAGGGTGAAAAAATAACTTTACTACCAGGTGACGCTGTGATATATCTTGGTTGCGAATTGGAACATTGGAGAGAAGAATTTAAAGGAGATTGGCATAGTCAAGTTTTTTTACATTATGTTGATGCAAATGGTCCAAATGCGAAGCAGAAATATGATAATAGAAATTTTTTAGGAGAATAAAATGCAATTTATACAGAAACCAGATGGGGGATGCGAAATAAAGTTTTCTTTAAGAGAAAGATGGATTCTTTTTAGAAAAGGTAAATTAATACTGAGTCCAATTGCCTTAAGACATTTTTCAAATAATTTAATGAAAATTGTAAATGAATTTTACATAAATTTTCCAGAAGATGTAAAAAAAAAATTTACTGATGTAAAAGATAAAATAGAGGGTAAATAATTACACCTTATTTAATGAACGTCTTATCTATACATACTTCTCATCACGGATCTATATCTATTTCACAAAATAATGAACTAATTGTTCATACTGAAATAAGTAGATTTAATAAATTTAAATATCTTCCATGGCCCTGTGATAAATTATTTAAAAAAATAAATTCTTTAGGACTCGAGTTTGATGTTGTTTTATTTTCATGTTTATCTGACAATTGTTTAAACATGTATGATAAATTTTTTTTGTTAAAAAATTTAAATTTAAAGCCAGATGTTAAAATTTATGTTTCATATGATCATCATTTGCTACATGCTTATTGTGCAGCCACCTTTAATAAAAAAGACAATCATTTTGTTTGGGATGGTAATGGCGCTGAAATTAATTTAGAAGGAGAGTTTGGATCAGAAATTTATTCACATTATAATAGCAAATTTGAACTTATGAAAAGAGACTTATCTACTTTTCATCCAGTAGATATTAGGGATAAAAAAACATACCTTTCATTTAAAAACATAGGAATTGGAGAAGCCTACACCGGATTAACAAGAGAATTAAAATTGTTTTATTACGATGTTTTTTCGGAAGGTAAAGCAATGGCTCTAAGCACGTATGGACAATTTGATAAAAAATTACATGACAAAATTTTTTATAAAGAAGGGTTTAATAAAAACTATGTAAATTTATTTACTATTAAGGATCAGAAAGGAGATAAAGATAAATATACAATATTTAAAGAATATAATACCGATGCAGATAATATAGAGGCTCAAAATTATGCACATACCTTCCAAAGAGGGATAGAAAATTTAGGTTTAAATATAGTTAAAAATTACAATATTGATGGATCTATTATGTTTTCTGGTGGAGTAGTTCAGAATGTTTTATTAAATACTTTTATTAGCAAAAATTTAAAATGTGATGTAGAATTTGATCCAATATGTAATGATCAAGGTATATCGTTAGGTCATCTTAATTTTTTTTTACAAGGAAATTTATTTAGACCTAATCATTGTTATTTAGGCTTTCAAACAGAATATAATTTAAATATATTTGACGATAATTTTGAAATTAAAAAAGGACAGACTTTAAAAGATGTTGTTGATATTATTTTAAATGAACCTATTGCTATTTTTCAAGGAAAATCAGAACAAGGACAAAGAGCATTAGGAAATAGAAGTTTATTAATGAATCCATTTCATCCGGAATGTTTAATTAAAATTAATAAAATTAAAAAAAGAGAATGGTATAGACCTTTTGCTTGCAGTATACTTTTTGAAGAATTAGAAAATTATTTTGTAGTTGATAATAATAGAAATCCTGAATTTATGATGCATGTTTTTAATGTTAAAGAATCAGAAAAAAATAGATTAAAAAATGTAGTAGCAAAAGATGGTACATGTAGACTACAGGCTGTAAAAAAAGATAAAAATTTAAATTTTTACAATTTATTAGATTTTTTAAAAAAAGAAAAAAATATACCATTATTATTAAATACTTCTTTAAATTTACCTGGTAAACCAATAGTGGAGGATCTGGAAGATTTAAAAGATATGATGATTGAATCTAATTTAAATTATGCTTGGCTTCCTGACGTAAATGTGTTAATTAAAAGAAATTAAAAATGAAAGTAGAACTTTTTAGTACACCTATCTTTATAACAAATATTGATTTGGATAAAATAAAAATAGAAAGTGAAAATTTTGCAAAAGAATGGCATTCTAACACACTTTCTTCTTTTGGTTTTACTAATAAACTAAATGCAAGTTCCTATAACTATTTGATGTCGGTTATTTGTAATTTATTGTCAAATCATTTACATGCTGAAAATGAATTACAACTTTTAAATATTTGGGAAAACAAATATGAAAAAGATGACTTTCAAGAAAATCATATACACACTGATTCTCATTTTAGTTTTATAATTTATGTAAAAGGAAAAATATCTAATACAGTTTTTTTTGCTCCACACAAATATTTATTAGAATGTTTTTATGGAGATTCATTATACCCTTATTCTTATCAATCAGAGTGTGCCCCTGGTCAAATTATAGTTTTTCCTAGTTATTTAGAACACATGGTTAAAAAAAATACAGATTCTGTTACTTATGCAGGTAATATTAAAATGATTAAAAGAAAAGAAAGAACAATGATGTGGAAAAAAGAAAACGAACAACAATGAAAAATATTTATTTTTTGTGTGGTATGCCAAGAGCTGGTAATACTTTGCTTGGCTCATTAATAAACCAAAATCCAAAATTAAACATAACTGCTAATACAATTGTAGCGGATGTTATTTATCAAATAATACTATGTAAAGAATTATTGATATTTAAAAATTTTCCTGATCATGAATCTCTAGACAATATTATTTCTAACATATTTAAAAATTATTATGAAAAATGGGAAGCTGATAATATAATTGATAGGGGTCCATGGGGAACTCCTGGAAATTTGAAACCAATAAAAAATATTTTTAAAAGACCAAAATTTATTATATTGTATAGACCAGTTTTAGAAAGTCTTGCTTCTTTTATTAGAATAGAAAAACCAAAAAATATTCATAGTAGATGCGAAACTTTAATGGATCTTAATGGAATTATTGGTAAAAATTTATGGAGTATTAAAAACATTATTGCAGAAAAAGAAGATTTTATTTTAATAAATTATAAAGATTTAATAAATAGTACTGAAGAACAACTTGTTAAAATATACAAATTTTTAAACATTGATTTTTTTAATCATTCCTTAGACAAATTAAATCAATTTAAAGTAAACAACATTTTATATAACGACAATGTGATAGTCGCTCCTTTACATGATATTAAAACGGATAAAATAGAATTAAATAGTTATAACATTACTGATTATTTGCCTCCAGAAATTATCAATAAATATTCTAATTTAGATATATGAAAATATTGATATTTGGATTACCGGGATCTGGTAAAACTACATTTGCTAAAAAATTAGTAACAGATAAAAAAATACCACACTTTAATGCTGATGAAATTAGAAAGCTATTTGAAGATTGGGATTTTACAGAGAATGGCCGTAGACGACAAGCTAACCGTATGATGACTATGTGTGATCTTGCAGTTAATCATGTAGTTGTAGACTTTGTTTGTCCATTTGAGTCTTATAGGTCTTTTTACGATGTAAAAATTTGGATGAATACAATTGATAAAGGAAGATTTGAAGATACTAATAAGGTATTTGAGAAACCTAAAAAAGTAGATTTTGAAATAACAAATTATGATTATGAAAATATTTTAGATCATATAAGAAATAAAATTTTACTATGAATAAAAGTATAGAGTTTTATGTTTCACAATATTCAAACTTCTTAGATAAAGAAACATGTGAAAATGTATTAAAAGAAATAAAAAATTTAAAATGGGAAGAACACACATTTTATAATCCTAAAGAACAAAAATATAATAATCTATCCGGTACACAAGAACTAGATTCTCTTTATAATATACAAAGTATACCAACTATAGATGCACTATCAAAAAAACTATGGTTTGCTATTGATAAATATGTTACTTCTCTAAATTTTAATTGGTTTACAGGATGGCAAGGTTATTCAAGTTTAAAATTTAACAGATATTCTTTAAATAAAAAAATGGCAGAGCATTGTGATCATACTCGTGATCTTTTTGACGGAACCAGAAGGGGAATTCCTATGTTATCAGTAGTAGGTTTATTAAATGATGATTTTAAAGGAGGAGAATTTGTTATGTTTAGAGACGTTGAAATAAAATTAAAAAGAGGAGATCTCTTGATTTTTCCTTCCAATTTTGTATATCCTCATAGAGTAGATCCTGTTACAGAAGGAACTCGTTATTCTTTTGTAAGTTGGGTTTGGTAATTGAAAAATTATGAAACTTGCTATTGAAAGAGTAATAAAAAATTGGAAATTTGCAAAAAATATTATTATTGAAAATAAACCTTTTATTGTTAACAACGTATCCAACGGAAGAAGATTTAAAATACAAGACACTGCTAATCATTGGAGTGACGCATTTAATGAATTTAAATTAACACCTCAAATAGTAGAACCTATGTTAAAAAATTTTATAGGTAATCATTATCTTGATGGAGCAGCTGTACAAGAACACACAGATCCTGCTCCTGATGGATTTGTGCATACACGATGTAATTTGATGTTAAAAAAACCATTAAGGGGAGGTAATCCAATAATAGATGGAGAAGAAATAGAAGTTAACGAAAATGATTTATGGCTTTGTTTAGCAAGTTTGGAAAAACACTATACTACACCAATTGAAGGTGGAGAAAGATTAGTTTTTTCTTTCGGAGCATTGGTTCCAATAGATCAAATAAAAAGAATTATATTATGATAGATTACTCTAAACCAACAGCACAGATGCTAGGAAGATGGCAACCGTTTCACGATGGACATTTAGCTTTATTTAAGGAAATATTAAAGAAGACAGGTCAAGTTGTTATTATGGTTAGATCAATGCCACAAACAGATAATAATCCATTTGTATTTGAAGATATAAAGAAACGAATTGAAGAAAAGTTAAAAGACTATGTTGGTCAATTTGACGTTGTAAAAGTACCTAACATTACCAATATATGTTATGGTAGAGATGTTGGTTATAAGATTGAAGAAATTGTATTACCAAGAGAAATACAAGAAATATCCGCTACTAAAATTAGAGAACAGATGAAGAAATAACTCTTTATTGTTAAATATATAGATATGAGGTATAAGAACCCGTATGCCTTTAAAAAAGATACCTATAAAAGCTGGATTTAACAAACAAGATACCGCAACTGCTGCAGAAGGTCAGTGGATTGATGGTGATTTTATTCGTTTTCGTTATGGATATCCTGAAAAAATAGGTGGTTGGCAGCAAATACTACCTCAAACATTAGCCGGTGTTGCAAGGTCTCAGCACACATGGACAGATTTAAATGGTAATAAATATGCAGCAATAGGTACTAATAAAATATTAGCTATTTATTTTGAAGGTGCTTTTTACGATATTACTCCACTTGGCACAGCTATAACTGGATGTACTTATACATCTACAACAGCATCAACTACAGTTACAATCAATAAAGCAGGGCACGGACTTTCAGTCGGTGATTATATTATATTTACAAGCGTTACAACTCCAGGACCAACGACTACTGGATATACATCAGCGAGTTTTACAACAAATACTTTTGAAGTAATATCCGTTCCAACTTCCTCTACATTTAGAATTACAATGGCCACAGCTGAAACAGGAACAGGTGTTACAGGTGGAGGTTCTTTAATTACAACTCCTTATATATTTGTGGGTCCTGTTAATGAAACCTATGGTTATGGATGGGGAACATCTACTTGGGGTACAGTTGCTTGGGGCGAAGCATCCTCATCACCTACAGTTATCTTATCACCAGCGAACTGGTCCTTTGATAACTTTGGACAGATATTAATTGCAACTATTAAAGATGGTAAAACATTTTCATGGAATCCTTCAACAGGAGGAGCCTTAAATATTAGAGCAGCTGTAATATCAGGAGCTCCAACTAAATCTGTTTGTTCAATTGTATCGGATAGAGATAGGCATTTAATTTTACTAGGAACAGAGACAACAATCGGTACTCCTTCCACGCAAGATCCCATGTTTATAAGATTTTCAAATCAAGAAGACTTTAATACTTGGGCACCTACTGCAACAAATACAGCAGGTACATTTAGATTAGATACAGGAAATTATATTATTGGTGCTGTACAAGGTAAGGATTATATATTTATTTTAACAGATCAAGCAGCTTATGTTATGCAATTTGTTGGCCCTCCTTTTGTCTTTTCAATAAGACAAGTTGGTACAAACTGCGGATGTATTGGTCAGCATTCAATAGTTTTTGCACAAGGTGCTATATACTGGATGGGATTTGGTGGTGGATTCTTTGTTTATGACGGAACAGTAAGACAATTAGGTTCTTTAGTTGAAGATTATGTATTTACAACAGGAGGAGATAATCTAGGTATAAATTATAATGCAACAGACATTGTTTATGGTTCTCATAATAGTTTATTTAATGAAGTAGTTTGGTTTTATCCAACAAATAGTTCAACACAGATTAATGCATCGGTAGTTTATAATTTTGTTGAAAATACTTGGACTACAATGTCTTTATCTAGAACAACTTATTCAGATGCTCAAACATATGATAAACCTTATGCTACTCAATGGTCATCAACGAGTGTACCAACATTCCCAACTATTAATGGTGTAACTAATACTTATGGTGCAACTACTTATTACGAACATGAAAAAGGTGTTAATGAAGTAAGTTACACTGGAGTTAAAACAGCTATTCCTGCTTACATTGAATCTGGAGACTTTGATTTAGATATAGAAGGAGATGGTCAGTTTTTAATGAAGATAAATAGATTTATACCAGATTTTAAAATACTTACAGGAAATGCTAAAGTAACATTATTATTAAGAAATTATCCCTCTCAAACACAAGATAGTCAGATGCTTGGACCTTATACTGTAACTTCATCTACAACTAAGATAGATACTAGAGCAAGAAATAGATTGATGAGTATTAAAGTTGAAAATGAATCTACAGATGAAAACTGGAGATATGGATTATTTAGAGTAGATATCCAACCTGATGGAAGAAGATAATGGCAAAGATTACAACATACATACCAGAACCAGCACAAGAGTATTCACCAGATAATCAAAGACAAGTTTTACAAGCACTAGAGACATTAAAGGATCAATTAAACTTTTCTTTTCAAGAAGACTTAAGAGAAGAGTTGGGAACTTATAATTGGTTTTTAATTGGTACTGGAGTTAGAAGAATAATTAAAAACAAAATTTCAGATGTTATTATTGTGAGTGGACAATCTATGGCTTCTAACTTGGGGTCTGTAACCGTAACTACAATATGAGTGTATTTTATAAAATAAAAGGATACGATTTAACGACAAATGGTTTAACAACTGTGTTGTCTATTGATGCTTCTTCAGTTGCCATCGTTAAAGAAATAACTGTGGCTAATGATACAACTTCATCTACGGAGGTTAATTTTTATGTAAGAGACAGCTCCGAATCAATTAATTATAAGTTTTATCATACTTTTATTCTAGCTAATAACACAGAATATGCTGTTAATAATGCATTGGTTCTAGAAGAGGGTGATAGTTTAAAATTTCAATCGGCAACTGGAAATGCCATCTCTGGACAAATCTCTTATGCTTTGATAAATAGAGTACAACAAAACGGATAAAGATATATGTTTTATTTTTGGCATACAGCAATAGTAATACTATTCTTAATATTCTCATTTTTCATGGGCTATAAACTAGGTAAAAAAAATGTTAATAAGACAGAAGAAATTAAAAGAAAATGTCCAATGGGATTTAATTAAAATATGGATAAGAAAGAATATCATATAGATACAGAAACTGTAACTGTTATAAAGAATAAAAAAACAGGTAAAGTTTATAAAGATGAAGAAGAGCTTAAAGCTGCTAACGTTGATCCACAAGATATTAGTAGAGACGTTGTAGTTAAAGTTACTAATAAAGGATTAGAAGTCTTTAAGAAATTTATGAGTGAAAAATGAATTTAAATAAATACCAAAATTGTTTAAATTTTTTATTTAAACATAATTGTGATAAAATATTACATTCAAAATCTAATTTTTTAAATCATTTAATAAATACTTTTAATTTATTAAAAAAATGGAAACAGCATGAAGATTTATGTTTTGCTGGAATGTTTCATAATATCTACGGTAATAAATATTTTAATGCAAATTTAAATGTAAGTAGAAATGATATTAAGAATTTAATAGGAGAAAATGCAGAGGAATTAGTTTTTAAATTTACGAATATAGGAAGAGAAAATATAGCGGAAAGTAAAAATAAAGATTTGATAATTTTAACCGCAGCTAATGAGTATGAACAAACCCCTATATTTAAAATTGAAGATAACTTATATGATCAAATAATATCCCAAAATATAGAAAATTATTTTTTTAACACCCCTTGGAAATTTGATGGTAAAAATCTTACTGATGTTTCAAGAAAATGGAGTTACTATTTAAATTTTAAAGAAGACATTGAAAATGGTTTTTTAAAAATAAATGATATTTTACTTAAAAAATATCTTTTGCAAGATTTGTTTACATTAAAAAGATCTTACGCAAGTGCAAATAGTTATGGGTCTGCAGGTGAGTATCATACAGATGATGGGGCGAAAGATTACAATGAAGTAATAACTATTATGTATTATTTAAATTCATCTTGGAATTTGCTATTTGGTGGTGAAACATTTTTTTTAAATGAAAATAAAGATGAAATTATATCTGCTATAACACCAAAACCAGCGAGAGCAGTTATTTTTGATGGATTTATAAATCATGGTCCAAGACCTTTAAGTAAACTTTATGGTGGATTAAGAATGGTTTTAACTTTTAAATATCAAGTAAATGGATCCTAGAGGCGGTACAGAATTACAGTTTGAATTTTTAAAAAAACATGTAAGTAAAGATTTGCTTGATCAGGTACAAATATGTACATCTGTTCCGGGCAAGGTTCCAATAGATCCAAATAAAGTAAATATCCTTTGGCAAAAGAATTCATACGATCAACCAAATTTAGCTCCATGGTTCAAAGACAAATCAAATCATAATAAATATGATTGGTATGTTTTTAATTCACATTGGAACTATGAAAAGTTTAGAATGTATTTTGATGTACCAACTGAAAAATGTATTGTTATAAAGAATGGTGTAATGCCAATAGTTCCTAGAACTAGACATGTAAAAGGTGAGCCTATTAAACTTATATTTCATCCGACTCCATGGAGAGGGTTAAATGTAATACTTGCAGCGATGCAACTTGTTAAAAATCCTCTTATTAGTTTAGATGTTTATTCATCAACTGAAGTATATGGAGATGCATTTAAACAAAGTAATGATTCACATTATCAAGAGTTATATGACCAGGCTAAATCATTATCTAATGTAAATTACATTGGATACAAACCTCATGAATATATAAGAGAAAATTTACACAAGTATCATATTTTCGCTTTTCCAAGTATCTGGGAAGAAACATTTTGTATATCAGCGCTTGAGGCAATGGCAGCTGGTCTTTATTGTATCACAACTGACTATGGTGCTTTATATGAAACGGGTGCAGAGTTTATTACATACGTTCCATATGAGAAATCATTTACAAGTTTAGCACACAAGTTTGCATATGCCATTGAACATGCAGCGGGGACCTTGGATCATCCATCCATTAGACAACATTTAGATATGCAAATAGATTATACAAATAGATTCTATAACTGGAATAAGATTGGTTATGCCTGGACTAAGTTTTTAGAAGGAGCTATTAATGCAAGACGCAAGTAGAGCTATCTGGTTTAAAAAAGAAGAAGTTAAAAAAGAACAAGTACAAACAGGTAGTTTTGATTTTAAAAATACAACGTTATTGGTTGCTACTCCAGTTCATTCTGAAGTATCTATTCATTACACAGAATCATTATTAACATTACAAGGATTAGGCCACTCTTTAGGACTTACGATAGATTTTTTATTATTAAAATCATCCTTAGTTACGCAGGGAAGAAACTTATGTGTAGCTAATTTTTTAAATAAAAAAGAATATACACATATGTTGTTTATAGATTCAGATATATCTTTTGATCCCTCTTGTGTGATTAAATTATTAAAGTGTGATAAAGATGTTGTTTCAATTCCATATCCAATGAAAACTATCAATTGGAAAAAAGTACATGGTAGAGTCCAAGATAATAAAAATATTAATATGGAAGACCTATCTAAATCAGGTTTTACATATCCAATAAAAGTAGAAGATCAAACTAATATAAATGTAAGTAAAGGTCTTATGGAAGTAACTCATGCTCCAACTGGATTCATGCTTATTAAAAAAGAAGCTATTTTAAAGATGGTTGAAAAATATCCCCATCTTAAAATTAAGCAACCTACTATAATGAATGGTGAAGAAAAAGACACTGAAAATTTATGGAATTTCTTTGATACTTGGTTTGATCCAACAACAAATAAGTATTATGGTGAAGACTTTGCCTTCTGTCAAAAATGGAGAGATATTGGTGGCAAATGCTATTGTTATGTTAATGATTTTATTACTCATGTTGGAGAATATTCTTTTGAAGGTAAATTTATTGACGAATTGATAAATACAAGAAAGATTGACGAATCCAATAAAATCAAGTAAACTATACTGTTTCCAGGATAAATATGCCTGCCTCAAAGATGTTAGATGATTTAAAAACTATCTTATCTTTATACCGACAATTTGATCGCTATAATAAAAACACAGATAAAGAGTTG